TATTGGTTGGGGAGGGCCTGCTAAAGGAAAACCAACGGCTGAACCTTTAGTTTTAGGTAATCAATTACTTGATTTACTTAGAAGAACTATAGATGCTATAGGTAAATGTTATGTTGGTGGAGTACAACCCAACGCGATATCTTGGTCTATAAGTGATAAAAAAGCTGTATCTCCAGGATGGAAAGAATTACAAACTATAAAGAATGAATTGAATAAATGTCTAAGCTGGTATCATTATATGGAAGTAAATAATGCACCAGAAAAAATGATTAAAACTGGTAGGGGTGCGGCTGGTAATAGCGATACTACTACATCATAAATAATATAATAGGGGGGTTTTATGGCCAAAATAAGTAAAGATAAATTGTCAAGTGTTATAAGAAAAATAGTTAGAGAAGAAGTCGCTATGGCAATTCACGAAGTGATAACTGAATTGAAACAACCAGTTCAGGTGAATGAAAATTCTCAACACAATGTTAAAAAAGTTAACAATAATAATACTAAAAAGAAATTTTCGGACAATCCGGTATTGAATGATATTCTCAACGAAACTGCTAATGATGGTAGTATGGAAGAATGGAAAAATATGGGCGGTCAAACATTTGATTCTAGTAAAATAAACCAGGTGATGCAATCATCTTATGGTGATGTGATGGGTGGTAGTCCAAATATAGCTCAAACAACCGTTGGTAAAAATGGTGCACCTCCACCTAAAGAACTTGAGGATGTATTAAATAGAGATTATAGTAAATTACTTAAAAAGGTGGATGAAAAAGCAAAATCTAGTAGAGGTGGATAATAATGGCTAATTTAAATTACCCTAATGGAACAGTTCCAATTACCATTTATGAAGAATCTTCTCCTACGATAAAATTTGAATGGATGTACGACTCACAGGTTGATGATGATGCTCAAACTTATACGATAGCATGTTCAGCTGAAATGAGTCCAGAAAAAGCTCCATCGTGGATGTGGAATGTGGTATTAGATAGGGAAACATTTAAAAACGGAAAAGTACCTTACTCAGGGGGGCCTTCGTTATCTCTCTTTTCACCTGGAGTTGATTACTATTGGGATATTGCATATAATATTGATGGTGAAATATTTTATGAAGGTAGTAGAAAATTTAATATACCCGAAGAACCTGTTACGGTTGAATCTACTGAAGAAGTCGAAGAAAGTGAATCGGGTACTAGTAATAATTCTGGATTAGCTAAAAAACTTGAAATAGCTATAAACAATAATATCACTCCAGGTGAAGGGGGAACGGATAGTACTGGATATGCTAAAGAAATGGCAGCTGCTATTGAGGAATTTATCTCGAAACAAGAATTTAGAATAGTTAAAATGAATCCACCATTGGATGTTAAAAGAATTAAAACCGATGGTGATGTTGTTGGATCAGTTACTCCTGAAACAACTGCTGGTCCTACTGGTTTGATGATGAGTAAAGTAAAACCTATATTGAATTCATTAACAGGTGGTGCTTTTGGTAAATTGGTAAGTATTGTTGAACTTGCTATAAAAAAAGCTGACCTTGGATCTGATGGGGTAAAAGTTCCAATTGATTTAAAGTCGAATGCGGGGTTAGATTCACCAGAAGGTAAACTAACCGTTGAAGGGCAAGCAGTAATTGATACACCTTATGAAGGCAAATCAACCTCACAGGGGCATGCTTCACACACAGTTGTTAAGTGGTTTCCTGGTGAGAAAAAAGAATAATAGGAAAATAAAATGGCAATAGTAATAGATAAAGATAAAATAAAAGATATAAAAAATCCAGTCAGGAGAAAAGAGAAAAAACAATATATAGGGCTGAAATTACCTTTAGGAAAATCTGAAGGTAGTGATGGCTATTTTGAGTCTACGGATACATCTTTAGATGCTACTAAAGAAAACATTAGAAATTTAATTTTGACCCGTAAAGGTGAACGAGTAATGAATCCGAGTTTAGGTTTAAATTTAGATGAATTTTTATTCGAAAATATTACAGAAGATGTTATTTATTTAATAAGAGAAGATTTACAATCAACATTTAAATTTTGGTTACCATTTGTGGGTTTAAATGATTTGGATATATCATCTGATAGTAATACAAATACAATAAATATTCAAGTGAAATTTTATATGAGAAGTAATCCCTCTCAAATAGAATCAGTTCAAGTGGAGATATAAAATGTCAACATATAATTATAAAAAAAATACTGAAGAATTAATAAAAAAAAGAAAATACATAAACAGAGATTTTTTATCGATTAAAAAAGATTTAATATCTTATGCTAAAGAATATTTCGGTGATAGTTATAAAGATTTTAATGAAACTTCACCTGGTATGATGTTACTTGAAATGACTGCTTATATAGGAGACTCCTTATCTTTTTATATTGATCAACAATTCAAGGAACAACTTTTACCTTTAGCTGAAGAAAAAAGAAATATGATTAATATATCAAAAACATTAGGATATAATCCAAAATCTATAGTACCTTCTATTGCTTTATTAGAATTTAGACAATTATTAGATGCTAAAAATCCAGGAGAACCTCCTAATTGGGATGATGCATTGATTATAGGTAAAGGATCAAAAGTACAATCAAAATCTAATTCTGAAATAGTATTTGAAACATTAGAAAATTTAGATTTTAGAGTAAGTGGATCCGCCGAACTTCACGATGAGTATATACCCTACTCACAGAATTCAGATGGATTGACTAATAAATATCAAATAACGAGAAGTGTATATGGTATATCCGGTAGGAGTAAAACTTACAATATAAAAGTTGGGGATAGTTCACCATTTCTTAAAATAAATTTACCTGATAATAATGTAGTCGATGTAGTTAGTGTAACCGATAATCATGGTGGTACCTGGTATGAAGTAGATTATTTAGCTCAAGATAAAATTTTTCAAGAAAAATATTATGCTGGAACAGATAACTCGGCTGAAGATTTATATCAGTACACATCCGAAGCTTCACAATCATTTGTAGCTGCTCCTTCAAAATTAGATGAGAGTATATTTGTCAATAAAAAATTCACTACAGAAACAGATGAAGACGGTACGATGAGTTTAGTTTTCGGTAATGGTACTATTAGAAATGCTTCAAATGGTGAATCTATATTAGAACAAATTTGGGACGATAGTCAAAATATTAACGCTTTATATGGTGGAGATATCCCAGATGATTGGAATTCGGTTACACCGAGTATGCTTTATAGTTCATTAGGTGAAGTTCCAGCAAACACAACTTTAACAATAACTTATCGTGTTGGTGGTGGTGTAGAATCAAATGTCGCGTCGGATGATTTATCTGTAGTATCTCAAATAGTAACTCCTGATGGTGTATCTAATACCACTACAGCCGAAGCTACATTGGTAGTTACTAATCCATCTCCCGCTAGGGGTGGTGCTGATGAAGAAACAGTAGATGAGTTGAGGGAAAAGGCTCGAGCTGCATTTTCATCACAAAAAAGAGCAGTTACTCGTGAGGATTATGAGGGTATGATAAAACAAATGCCTGCTAAATTTGGAAGTGTAGCTAAAGTATTTTGTAAAAGGGTTGACCCCTTTGAAGCAATATCATCAACAGTTATAGAAAGTTCCGTAGATATATCATCATTATCTAGTATTATCAATGGTTTTACTTCATATATGACGGCTCATAATGATTGGGTAGCTGGTGGTGAAATACCAGAAAATTTACCAGACCCGGCACAATTTTTGGATTTTGATGAAGTACTCGGTATTGATCAGGGAGATATTGACGCTGTACAAACTGCGGTTGATAGTATTACAGCGACAGCTGATACTGTTTCTCATACTGGAGATTTAACTTCTATAGTTGTATATCCTTTATCATATGACCATAATAAAAATTTAGTAAAAACTCCTTATTTTATTAGAAAAAATATTAAAAGATATATAAGTGAATTTAAAATGTTGACTGATGAGGTTGACATAGATCATGGTCATGTTATTAACTTTGGAGTATTTTTTAGAGTGGTAGCTCATAATAATATAAATAAATCTGAATTGAAATTGAAGATTATTGATGAAATAATAAAATATTTTGATAAAGATACAATGAAATTTAATCAGGTCATATATACAAATGAATTGGAAAATATAATATATGGTATAAATGGTGTCAAAGTAATTAAAAAATTAGAACTAACTCAAGATAAAGATTTATTGGAG